TATCGCATTAGCAGAAGTTACAAATACTATGCCTGGTGATACGCCAGACACAATCACATTTGATCAACTATATTATGATGGTAAATTAGCAGCATTGAGTGGTTCAAGTGTTACAAGTTTGACAACTAACACTGCCGGTACACCTGAAGTTGACACTAAAATCAGCGGCAATTTAGATATCTATTTGTTCCCTAATGGTTCAAGTTCAGGCACAAACACTGGTGGTTTAAGTGCTATTGACATTATGAGTGACGCAAGTATCCCTGTTGATCAGCGTTGGAATCAAGGCATTTATACTGCTAGTGGACAATCAGCAACAATGACCAACACTGCATTTGTTATTGTCAAAGTAAAGTACAATCAAGATGCTGGCACAACTGCATTAGGTGCTGTTACTGCTAAGATTACAAACGCAAGAACAAAGCCTGGCGATTGTATCAAGGATTACTTGTTAAACTCTCGTTATGGCTGTGGTGTACCTTTAAGTTCAATTAATACTGCAAGTTTGACTGCATTAAATGATTACTCAGATAAACCTATTATTTACACACCTATGGGGGGTGGCCCAACTACCACACAAGTTCGTTATCGCTTGAATGGTCCGCTTGACACTACTAAGAATTGTCTTGCTATCTTACAAGAAATGGTAGATGCGTGTGATAGTTGGATGCAATACAGTGAATTGACTGGTCAATGGAAGGTCGTCATCAACAAAGCGTATGATGAGACTCCTGACGCAATCACATTTAATGATTTGTACAGCGTTACGAACAATAACTTGACTGAAGGTATTCAAGTAAATCCAACTGATTTGAACCAAACATTCAACCAGGTTGAGTATCAATATCCTAACACAAACATCAAAGACCAGTTAGACTTCATCTTCATTGCATTACAAAATGATTATCCAAGTCTGTTGAGCGAAAACGAACCGCTAAACAAGTTGACACTTAAGAATGATTTAGTGAACAATTATGTTCAGGCTAAGTTCATTGCTATTCGTCGTATCTTACAGGGTCGTGAAGATTTAATTATTAGTTTCCAAACTGATTACAGCGGTATTCAAGTAGAAGCCGGCGATGTTATCAAAGTTACAAACGAAGTTTATGGCTGGACAGACAAACTGTTTCGTGTAAGCAATGTTGTTGAAGAAAAAGATGCTGAGGGCAATCTATTTGCAAGATTAACTGCATTTGAATATAACGCAACAATCTATGATGACGACCTTGACATTACTGACTTTATTCCAGCAGACAACACAGGTTTACAGGATCCTAATATCATTGCGGTACCGGATGCTCCTGTCGCTGTAGCCAATGTTGACACTACGCTTAACTTCTTAAATATTACCGGTAATGTACCGAATAGTGGACTAGTATTGAATCTTGACTTTAACTATGGATTTGATAGTAATATTGCAAATCATTTGTATTATACGACTGTCAACAATAGTAATGGTGCACCTCTAATACCTAACAATACATACACAATTGATGTTAATGATATTGAACAGAGTGGCAACATCTATTGGTCTACAACTGCACGAAACAGATTTGTAGGTGTACAATCGCCTGCAAGTGCATTAGCAGTATGGCCCGGCGCAAATGTCAGTGTATATGACCCAGGTAGTAATACTGGTGGTATTACTGGTAATAACATCGCAAATAGCAGTATCCCAGCAACTAAGTTAATAAATCCAATTGCTGTACAAGATGAAGGTACAACTATTCTCAACACTGGTACTATCAACTTTGTTGGTAGTGCTGTTGCTGTAAGTAATATCGGCAATGTCGCAACTGTCACTGTCACTGGTGGTAGTGGTGGCGGAACTTACGAATATATTAACGATAATTCATTCTTCTTAGCAGGCGGTGTCAATCCACCGGATGCAATTAATATCAAGGGAAGTTATGGTGCAGCAAGAATACCTGGTGATAGGCAAGCAAACGCAAGTACAGGTAACTTTGAAACTTATGTCTTTGATAGTTATTATCCTTGGTGGACAGGGGACAGTTTAACTACAAACGGATATCTTGCTAACAGCGGCAGCGGCAGAATGAATCCTGCTAATGCCGGTATCCAAGATATTTCAAGTCCTGTTAATATGGGCGGTCGTGCGGGCTGGTGGACAACAATTGGTGCTCCTGTAACTAGTGGCTTTAGAACTGCTAACACTCAAATACGCAATCAAAGCCAGATTCAAGTAACAAGTGATGCTGACTTAGCAATAGAAGTTGCTGGTTGGTATAAGATACAAGAAATTGCTAATGTTGCTAACATTAGTAATGCTATCAAGCCTGACACTACAATCGGAACTTATTCGTTAGCAAACACTATACCGATAACATTAAATCTTGACTTTACCGTAGATGCTAATGCTACATTTGCTATCTATGATGCAGGGATGTGTGTTAGAGTAGTAGGGACTGGTAATGCATATGTGTTGACAGGAACTTCACTAACATCTACTCCTTCAGGCTGGGATTATAATAATGTCGGCTGGATTACACCATAACAAAAAACATAAATACAATATAGAGGAATCAAACATATGAGTCTATTACTAAACGGCGCTAAAACGATGACAATCGCTGGCACTGAAATGCAGTGCTTAGAGATTTACACCGGCGAAGCGTATACATTACCCTTGAACTTTACATACAGCAATGGTAACCCTGCTAACGCATTGACACCTAATGCTTGGGCCTTAGCAACCTCTGCTAAGTTCTACAGCGTTGATACTGTAACTTATCCTAATGCTGATGAAGTTGTGTTGGGTAATATTACATTATTGTCCCCTCAGCCAAGCAGTGGTGCTGGTAGTTATCAACCAAATCTTATTGCTGCATTTAGTAATGCTGCCGCTGGTGCTGGATATTTGTATATTCCAGCAGATTTGACTGGGAACACAGGTAGTCCTAATCCAACTCCTACAATTGCTCTTGCAAACTCAGGTGCTAATAGCACATTAGTCATTGTTACTTTACAGATTAGTAAGCAGAGTGGTTCAAACGCATCACTAGCAGAAATCAATAAGGAACCGTTAGGCTTTATCGTAAGGTATCAATAATATGTCAGACATTACTGCAAACATCGTTGTCCAACCATTTGATATTAATATAACATTAGACCAACCGGGCATCACTATCAATCCCGAAGTTATAGATTTAAGCATCTATGCAGTCGGTGGAACAAACGGTGTTCCTGCAGGTAATGTAGGAGACCTTCAATACTATGCGGCTAACGGGTTTGGTGCAGTTCCAAGCAATACAGCCAACTATACAGGAAGCACATTAAATCTTAATGTCACAGAGACTAAGATTTCTGGTGGAACTAACGGATATGTTCTGCAAACTGACGGTGTTGGCAACATCAGTTGGGTAGCACAATCTGGTGGCGGAGGAAACGGAAGCCCTGGTGGTTCTAATACGCAGATTCAGTATAATGATGGTGGTTTGTTTGGTGGGTCAACTGGATTTACATTCAATAAAATAAGCAATCTTATTAGTGTACCTGGAAACTTGAATGTTGCAAGTAGCATTAATGCAATTGATGGAAACTTTACAGGAAATGTAACTGCGGTCACTTTTACTGGTAACTTATTAGGTTCTGCTACAGTAGCAGGAACCGTGACTAACAACGCACAGCCCAACATTACAAGTATAGGGACTTTAACTAACTTAAGCGTAAGCGGAACAGCAAATCTTGCAACTATAATCGGTAACATAGCAACTGCTAATCAACCAAATATTACAAGTCTTGGTAATCTAACAAGTCTAACTGTTGTAGGGACCTCAACTGTTCAACAGATTAAAGAAAAGGTAACACCTAACGCTACAGGTGCATTCAGTACGATAAACTATGACTTGCTAGACCAAGCAATAGTGTTTCATACTGCTAATACTGTTTCAAACTTTACTCTAAACTTTAGAGGAAACAGCACTGTTACCTTAGACACTGTAATGTCTAGTAATCAAAGCATTACTTGCTCATTCGTTACACCCAACGGCCCGGCGGCTTATTCAGCAACTCAGATACAAATAGATGGAAGTAATGTTACCCCTAAATGGGCTACGATACCTGCTGGAACAGCAGCGGCGACCGACATTTACACCTTTAACATTATTAAAACAGCGCCGAATACCTTTAGTGTGTTTGGATCAGTTATAGGATATGCATAATGCCAGTAA